GGCTATGAACCTAAAATGTGAAGGTGTTAAGCCTGGTGTGCCTGATCTATTTCTGCCGGTGGCTAGAGGCGGCTTTTTCGGCTTATACATCGAAATGAAATGGGGTAAGAACAAAACTACCGACTTGCAGAACAAATGGTTAACTGAGCTTGCTAATCAAGGTTACTACTGCGTAGTCTGTCGTGGTTTTACTGAGGCAAGAGAAGAAATAGAAAAATATATCGTACTTGCACGAACACAAGTACAGAAATAAGATTTTTGCAGTTGAACGCAAAAAAGGAGTATCAAAATGAATGAACGAGTAAAGAAAAAATGCATGTTATGTGGTGACATTTTTAGTGCTAGAAACAACAAAAACAGAATGTGTGACAAGTGCCGAGAACTAACCTATCCACACCTTACCAAGCAAAGAAACAAGAAAAGTAACTTTAAAGACCATCTTTGCGTTGAAGTTCACAAGCTGAAAATGTACAACCATCAGAACGGAACTAGGCTGACTTATGGACAGTGGAAAGGTCAAAAGTTCCTAGGAAAAATCAAATAAACGGTACAGCAGTAAAGGAGAAAATTATGACACTTGCAGAACTTAGAACGCTCAAGAACAAATACCCAGGATTGAAGGCAGAAAAGTTAGACTTGGAAGATGAGAAAGAGGAGATTGAAAATAAGACTATCACCGACACCGTCAAAGGCTCGTCAACTGAATATCCTTATCTGTCTGTACCGGTTGGGATTGAAGGTCACAAACTAACCTCAGCAGATAGGCACAAACTAGCATTAATTAATAGCAAGATAGATGCCATAATCAGTACATTAACTTTGATTGATGAATTGATTGATAGCATTGAAGATAGTACAGTGAGATACGCAGTTCGTCACTACATCAAGAAAGGCGAAAGCTGGAAAGAAATCCATCAGCAGTTAGGGTACTATAGTAGCAATCGCAGTGAGTCAGCTTTGAGAATGAAAGTACAAAGAACTATAAAATATTTTTAAAAATGTTCTGTTTGTTCTACAAGTTCAGTTTCATTATGATAACATCATAATGAAGTCAAAAGGTAGTAAGCCTACTGATTGAATTCGACTCATAGTTTTCTTAATAGGTGACTCAATAGGGTGCGACCTTTAGGCTGGTTTAGGTCGCACCTAAACCGTCACAACAAGAGGTGTTGCAAATGGCTAAAGAATTTGCAAAGGCATTTTATTCATCGTCAAGATGGAAGAAATGTAGAGACACATTCATACAGAACAGAATGTTGGAAGATGGTGGCTTGTGTCAAGAATGTAAAGAACAACTTGGCTACATAGTTCACCACAAAGAACACCTAACACCTGAGAACATTAACA